ATATTCCTGTACCTTGATGTACATATGGAGCTATTTCAGAACTATTAGAAACTTGACCTATTATTTGAGTATTATTAACGCTAACTTCATGCTGCATAGCTGCTCTTAAATGTCCCTGGTCTACTTTGCAATTCTTCTTTGCATCTCCTTCTACTACAAGGCAGACCTTCTCCATATTCCTAGCAACTTTCTGTATTATTTGTAGAGTAGCATTGTCAATACTTCTAGCAAACTCCTCATTGTTAGACATCAGTTTCAACCACCTTAAGTAGTAATGTTGTAAATCTTCCTTTAGGATTAACTTTAGTTATAGTATAAATTGTATCTCCATCTCTAAGCCTATTATTATCTTTATCAATATCCTTATAGAATGTTAATCCTGTATTAGTACTTTCATTGTATCTAACACTTTGCGTATTCTTCATATCGTTTGTTTGATATAGGGCAATATCAACGTTTTTGATATCTTTCCATTCTTCCTTAATAGCACCAGAAGGACTCTTAATTTTTACTTTCTCCTGGATTATTATAGGCTTCATATCTGTAACAATACTCATCTTGGAAGCCTCCTATATCTCCTTAATCTAGTTTTAATCTCCTTAGGTATACCATCAATATATGTTTGACTTACACCCTCATGGCTTTCACTAGAAATACCCTCTGAACCTATTCTATTGGCTTTAATAACCACTAAGTCTTTAACTATACTAATACATCCTACAGGCATTTCAGCACCTTCTTCTAGGTTGATATATTCAGTTACATCACTGAACGAGTCTTGTATAAAGTCCTTTAGGAGTTCATCACTTAAATTAGATATTCCTGGTCTTAATTTAAGTGATTTCAATATATCATCTATCTGTGTCATTTCAACACCTCATTTCATAAAGAAAGAGAGAAATAACTCTCTCTTATGGCACTTCCTTAGTATTTACTGGATTAGCTGTAGTATTTGCTATTTCTACCTTAGTTGGTGCAACTTGATCTGTTGGTATTACATTGTAATATAATACTGATATTGCATCATCTCTAAGAACTTTAGAACCATACATACATAATCCTCTAATACCATCAGCAAATGAACTTTGAAGTCTCATGGCTTCCATTTCATCTAATTGTTTAGCCGCGCCTATAGCACCTTTGTAGTGAGCAACTATTTGATTAGCTGGTTTTTCTTCACTACAAACAACTTGTAATCCATTTATAATTTGTCCTTCTACAATACCATTTTGAAGGACTACAGGATTAGGCGTAAATCTTCTATCCTTTGAAAGTAAGCCTAATATCTCGGCATCTACAGTTACATATCTATCTTTTTTAGGCACCTTCTTTTTAGAAAGAATGGTTCCTAAGTCTACGATATAATCATATACATTTAAAGAAGATACATCTTTCTTTGAAGATGCAGATCCTATCTTATTAGATGCATTTACGCCTGCTATTAATGTTGCATAGAAATCTCTATCATAAATTTCAGCTAATGATGCAGAGTGTTCTGCTGTAGTTGCTGCCATAACATCAGCTACTACCTGCACCTTATCGCAATCATCTAAACTAAATGCAAAGTACTTCTTCTTGTCAAAAGTCATTTCTATAGGAGTTGTATTAATATCATCCCATGAAATAGTTCCTGTATAATCTTTGATGGTACCTGCTCCAACCCTATTGAATATTACCTTGTTACCTTGAATATTAGCTGGTTTTGTTGATATAGCATGTGCTACTGATACTGAATGGAAGTTAGCTATTAATGCTCCTTCCCATAATGTTGGTTTAAAATTTGCTACTGACATTTACATTCCTTCTTTCCTCTATTTATTATTTTGCATGGCCATAAATTGAGCTGCTACTTCTTCAGCGCTCATATTATCAGCATTGGCCATCAATGCTTCATAAGTGTTGTTTCCTTTAGAGCCACTTTCAGGATTGGCTGGTGTAGCCCCACTTATCTTTTCTTCGAATAGATCCTTGTAAGTTTCTTTTAATCCTTTTAACTGCTCATCTAAACCTGTAACTTTACCATCTTCACTGACAACTAATTTTTCTCTATCAATCTTAGTAGACAATAGATCTGTATGTTTAGCCTTTGCTCCAGTTAATGTTTTTTCAATGGCACTATCTAAAGTAAGGTTTCTTACCTTGGCTTCATAATCAGCCTTTTGTGTTTTAATAGTATCCTCATACTCTTTTACCTTTGTTTGTAACCCTTCATTATCAACATTATTCTTCTTTAGTTCTGTTATGGTTGAATTAGCCTCTTTAAGTTGAGTTTTGGTACCTTCTAACTCAGTTGTAGTAGCTTTTATCTTTTCCTTTTCTGCTTCAACATCCTTGCCATTCTCAGCCATAATTGATTTAATTTGTTCTTCTGTTAATCCTAGTTCTTTTAAAAACTCTGTTTTCATAATATAAATCTCCTTTCGTATTAAGTAGTTTTAGGTGTGTTACTGTCCACCAACGAATTGACTATTTTAGGTCTAATCCACTGACCAATTTTAGGTAAAATAAAAAGCCTACTAGGCCTATTAATCACATCATGTTCCTTGGTATCCACAAGTAAGACATCTTGAATCATTGTATTCAGCCCCACAGACAGGACAAACTTTCATTTTATCACCTCGTTTTAAGAGCATAATAAAAAGCCTTAGTTCACTAAGACTTAATTATTTTTGAACCTTGTAGTTTTCCCACTTTTTATAAGCATCTACATACATTTCTTTCTTGTCTCCATTGTAAGTACACTCGTAATACATTCCATCAAATAAAGTAGTACTTAATAGAGCTTTATTATTTTGAAGAGTTTTACAACTCCATACCATAAATACATCATCTGTTGTAATTTCCTTCTTATCAGTTTTATCCAAATGCTTATTTGTATAGTTACATACTTCCTGTTTACACCATTCTAAAAATTCTTTTTCATTCATTTAATTTTCCTCCTCTAATCTTCTATCCTATCTATACCATATTGAACCGCAACTTCATGCTCAATTTTACATCCTCTTGCATCTTTCCAACCTTCTCCAAAATATGCAACGTCAGCTGTAGCAAGTAAGCTTATTGATTTTCCTAAATAAGCTACGGGAATATTACCAATTGGCTTAAAATCTTCAAAAAATGATTGAATTAGTTCAACTGATTCTCCTATTGTTCTTTCTGCCTTCATGCGAATTTCTTCCCTTGTTTTCAAAATTTCTTCATCAGATAGACCTCTCATTGGCTGAGATATAAATAATTTTTTCACATCAATTCCTCCTTAATTTTAGGTATATAAAAAGCACCTAGTCTCCTAAGTGCTTCTACCATTCGACTTGTCCATTTCGATTTTAAGCTCTCTTCTTGATTCAGCAGCCTTTGTATTATCCTCCAATACTTCATACCTTTTAATATCCGTCATCAATCTTCTTGCTTTTGGAGTATTTATGCATACTACATATTTTTTATTACAATAAGGACATTCGAAATATGTTTGTGTTTTCATTGCTCCTAAATACGTTTCTTTTAACATATCTTGCTTAGGTTCAAACTCTTTATTGCATACCTTGCATACTACATTCATTTTTTATCTTCTCCGTAAACTTATTTCGCTTTAGTAATAACTAAATATTACTTTTTGAAATGTTTATTAATTATTTCTAATACTTTCTTAGCATATGGTGAACACATGTTAGAGTACTCAGTTTTTTCAAAGTCAATTGTTCCTTCTAATTTAGCTCTTGTGAATGCTTCACACATAAATTCATCTACACTCTCATCTGCATAATTACTAATATAAATCTTTTGCTTATCTTCCCAAGATAAATCTCTTACATTTATAGCCTTATTATATTCTCTTCTTACTTTTTTAACTTCTTTCCAAAATTCAGCATCTAGTGTTTTTATTTCATACTTCTCCCACTTTGAATTAGTTAATGTATGCGCAAATTCGTGGTATGTAGTAATCACATTAGATGTTCTTAAATTCATTGTTTCTCCTACTATATCTACCCAACCTCTCACGCCTGGCTTTAATTGAGATTTATCACTTATTACTGTTTTTAAGTTTGTATTATATTCTAATGTTAGTTTTTTTATATTTTCTATAAGTTTAGCTTTACTTTCTTCTTTCATATTAGAAAGATTGAACTTTATTTCTTCACTATCTTTATTAATAGCCTTTACTCTCTTATTATCATCAACTATAGGTAAATAAGTACATCTACAAAGAGTATGAAGTGGAAGTATTGGTCTATCCTTTAGCTTATATGTTTTTCCATGCTTAGCACCACATATATCACAAGTTCTTTCATCTTCTGCAGCCCATAACTGAACTTCTTCACATCCTGCATCTTCATAGCCTTTAAATGCACTCTCATTTAAATAATGCATAGTTTCAGTTCTTATAAGCCTATGACTTACATTAAACCCTTCATTCATTCTATTATTAAGCTGTATAGCCATTTCGGTAACTGTCTTTCCTTGAGTAATACCATTAACAAGTATATCATTAAGGTTATCTGCAAGTACCTGAGTATTCTTCCATAAACTTGTGGAAAAGTTTCTACCCATCCAAGGTTTTTCCAACATTTCCTCCATAACTTTTTCAGGTACCATATCAAACTCAGTTATTCCAAGCTTGGCCATAACATTAGAATAGGTCTCTTTAAACCCCTCCTTCATATTATCTTTTCCAAAGCTTTCTACCTTCTCACCAAGTTCTCTAATTATATCTTCCATATTCTTTTGAAGGTTAGTAAGTCTATTATGTTTATGCATATCACTTCTTGTAGGTGTAGCTGTTTGCATCTTCTCAGCCAAATCATAAAGTTCTTCACTAATAGCTCTACTTGCATCTTGGTACATCTCTAATAGAGCTCTATTCTTTTCTTCTAAGTTATTATAAGTTTGCCATGTACTATTAGCTATTCTCTTTTCCCAATATTCACTATTCTTCATTAGCTCCACCACCTATAGGTATCTTGTCCTGGAAAGGTAGGCTTTCTTGTTTTTGTTCCTTTAAAGCCTCCTTCTCTTTCTCAACATCTTTAACCCATGGATGATTAGCAGTTATTGTATCATCACTAACTACACCTTTAGATTTTTGACAATTATCAATTACCTCTGATTCATTGATTTCCATATCTCTATTAAATAGAATATCTAAGTCAACATTCTTATATGTTCCTAAGTTATTTTCACTTAGATATATATTTATAAAATAAAGTAAACTTTCAAACCCCATTTTAAACTCTGTTTCTAATGCATTAGATTTTAGATCTAATCCAGCATACATAAACTTTAAAGCTACACCACTTGGAGCACTACCAAACTTATCAAGGTCCTTATTAACAGATTGACCATCTTCAATTAAATCTCTCTTAAGCTGCTCATAATGTTCTCTTAGTGCTGTAATATCCATTGTTGGTGTTAATGTCTCAACTCCGCCATCCTCAGGATCATCTATTGGAATAGCTCTATCCTCATTAAGTACTCTCATAAACTCTGTAATATCTTCTCCACCATATCCTTTTAAAATGAAAATAAGATTTTTAACTTCTTCTACATAGTTAGCAGCTTCACTCCTAGATAGATCATATGCATCTAATAAACTCTTAATAAACTTAATATCTGGAAGCTCTATCATGTTATTCTTATATGCTATGAAGGGAACCTTACCCCATGCTAACCAGTTATCACCCTTCTTATAGTGAGCTATTGGTCCATTATTATCATTATTTTTATTGAAGTCAGGTATTAGCATTTTCCCATCAAGTACATAGTGCATTACTCCATCTTTAGTCCATACTTCAACATTAGTTATAGCTTTTTTCTTATCATATTCCCATTTAACAGTTTCATATGCTCTTATCATGCTCTCCAACTCAGTATGACTGTTATCTCTCCATATAGGAATACATTGTTCTGCTGGAATTATCATTGTTTTAAACTTTCCAACTTCATCAATATAGACTTGCTGCCAAGCTATTCCTTTATTACTAGCTTCATAACCTAATCTAGTAAGCTGATATTGGAAATGCTTTCCTAATGCATCTTTTACTTTTTTTAGATACTCTTTATCTTCACATGTTAAAGTGTAGTCTCTTGATAATAAATACGCTACTTTCTCATCAACCTGATTCTTATATTTACTATGTGCTAGTTTATTATTAGCCTTATATGTTTCTTCTATTTTTGCACCTTTAACAACTCTAGTTATTTTTCTTTTTAAGATATCATTTTCTACTTCATAATAACTCTGACCTGTAGACATCCAACGCCTTTTATCAGAGTTATTAAAATCATTTATCATTAGAATTACTTTATTATCTGTTAAACTATTTTCTTCAATTGCCATAACTCCAGCCTTCACCCCTTTCTTAATCTTATTCCATATATCCTTAATACCCACTATCTCACCTCACTTTAGATATAAAAATAAGGACTAGAATGTTCTTAGTCCTTTCTTTCCTATATTCTCAGCTATTCCTGTAGTTGCATCTGGTCCATCATCATGTTTGTTCTTACCTTCACGCTGATACTTGTTCATTGCATTATAGTATTCAGGCCATCTATCTTTCCAATTCCTTGGATAGTATATATGATCCATTACCCACGTAGAGTTAGAAAGTATTCTAGCAACTTTATTTTGACTTTGATGGAACCACTTAATCCTGGTCTTATTTGATTTATATTTATCTCTTAAAATCTTTTCTACACTTCTAGCAAATCCTTTACCACCATTGTTAGATTCTATTAAGGCTCTATTAACTTCATATTCAAATAATGCTTTAGCAACCTTATCCTCTGTTATTTCCATAGGCTCCTGAGTATATATTACATCTAGTACATAGGCTTCTTTGTTATATACTCCATAAATGATATTACATAAGTAGTCTGCTCCTTCATCAGCAGTATCACCATAAGAATGTATTCCAATAAATAGACTATTACCTTTATCATCTTTAGGAATACTATCATAAGTCTTGAAGCTGCTGTATAGTTTTCCTTTTAAATCTATAGGCTCCTGTTGATAGTTAGCACTTGCAATATCTGCACCCATAGCCTTAATCTTCGCCTCATAACTCTTCTTAGATAATACTTCTTCACATAACATAGTTCCATCATCTTGTAAGGCCTTCATGCTTATATGCTTTATTTTAGCCTTTTGTTCTTTATAATGTTCTAACGCTCTGCCTGCTAGATCATCGCTTGCCCATCTAGTCATTATAATTATTATCTTGCCACCTTCTTCAAGTCTTGAAAGCATTGTATTAGTAAACCAATCCCAGTGCTTTTGCTTAACACTCTCGTTGTAGGCTTCTTCTGCATTCTTTATTAAGTCGTCTATTATAAGCAATGAAGCTCCAAATCCTGTAGCTGTTCCAGTTGGTGAAGTTGCTAGATAGTTATTATATCCACCTTCAAGGCTCCATAGGTTCATTGCTCCATCACCTTGTTTTATTCTCACTCCTGGGAATACATCGCTAAATACCAATTTATACTTATCAGCTTTTTCTTCCTGAATGCTATTTCTAACATTCTTAGAGAACATAGTTGATAGAGTTTCATTATATGATCCTGTCATTATCTTTTCTGTTTGATTTTTACCTAGTACCCATTCAACGAATAATCCTGCTGTTCTACTTTTTCCGTGGCGAGGGGGCTCATTTATTACTAATACTTCATCATCACCTTCATAGAACTCTTGAAGATCATTGCAAAGTTCTACTAGGTATTTTCTATCTTTCTTATAAAAATCTGGTGCTTTTAAATTGCAATAAAAAAAGAACTCACGTCTTGCAAGTTCTATCTTAGCACCTAACTGTATTAACTTCTTATCCATCATCAACACTAGCTATCTTTAATAGCTCTTCCCTTGTAAGTCCTTCATATGGATTATTTATTTCCCCACTATGATTTAATTCTTTTCTATCTCTCCACTCCTCTGGCTTTCTATTCTTTAACCAGAATATTTGAGCTGTTGTATCTGGTATAACTTCCTTTGTTACTATCTTAGATACTTGCAACTTTCCTGTTGTTTCATTGATCTCTTTAGTTACTTCATCATACTTATAGCCTAAAGCTCGTCTTAATAGAGCATTTTCTACTTCTATATCTACTACTTCCTTGCCCCTTTTTAGGGAGTCAGAAAAGTCAGTATGTTCTTTTTTATATTTATAGAATGTATCTTTACT